GTCGATCGCTCGTGCCGAAATACCACCAGGCTCTCCTTGACCACGTGCGCCACTTTTGGGGGCGCCGTGTATCCGGACGAGTTCTGCGCGTTAACGGCCTCCATGACGGGAACCTCGACTGAGATCTCGACACGGGTCATCCCGTTCTTCAGCTTCCGCTTCGAGATGGTAATGCGATTGCATGCATAGTCGGGCAACGTCAGAGACGTTTCCTTCCACGATGCAACAACACTGCCATCAGCGAGCCTGGCAACTTCCTCACCGATGAAGGTGTGGGAAACCGGGGTAGACGCACCGTCATAGACGGTGATTGAGGCTTGTGCAGCCATGGATATAAATCTCCATTATTGGGCTTCTTAAGGCCCATTTCCGCGGGGGGTCGCGACCCTGGTATGATCAATACCGGACTTTACCACCTCCAAAGACCTGTGTCACTAGTGCAACAGCATTAGCACAGTGCTGCCATGACGCGATTTGCCCTAGGGGTTTAACCTGAGGCATCGGCACAGCAAGGGTCGTGGAGATAGCACGATCAAAGACCATTTGCCTATACTGGGAAGGCGTTCGCTGCTTCCCATTGAACAGTACGGGCCCAATCCGCGCGAAGCGCTTATTGGTGGTTATGAAGGTTCCAGTCAATCGACTGGCCCACGCGCGCGACTCCATCCACTGACCGATCGGTATGAACCAATCGGCAACGAATGAGAATGGCACGAGTTCCCAAGCAACCAACTCGGGATCTAGAAGGCCTAGAACGGCCCAGCCAGTTGGCTTCTCAGATATCCTCGCGATCAGACCTCGTCTGTGGCTTTTGGCCCCATAGAGATCCAACTTAAACGAAGGGTTTCCGTGATCTAGCGTATGCGTGTTTGCCTCACGGCGAACACCGACGCGATACGTTTGCGTCGCAGGAAAATTTAGGTAATGCGCCAGTGATTGTGCGCACGCCTCCGCATCCTTCAGGAGCGGCAACCAGCCATACTGGAGTTCAAGCCAGAGATTAGCTGAGTTCTTAGCAGTAGTCTCGCCATGTCGGTCCCTTGACCAATCATGCCGCTTGAGCGGTTTGCGAGTCGTGCCTTCGAAGAGCGACCGGGATGCCCCGGCGATGTCAAGCTTACGGATGTGGTTTCCGGCTTTTGCAAGCCGTATAGCCGTATCACCCAGCAGCTTGAGGGTTTGATGCCCCTCTCCAAGGAATACTGACATATTAAAGTCAGAGCCCTTTAGCTTCTCAATAAGCTTCCCGACTAACTTAATCTGGTCGTTGGCAGTCAGTAGATTGCTTTCGGTCCAGCCTCCTGCACTGATGTACAGGAAATCGGGATAAGTGCCTACGGGTCCAGTAACGTTTGCCTGCTCTAGACGTTGGTACGTTTTCGAGTAAGCATGTTCACTATGCCGCGCCCGCTTCGGGGTAAAACCCGGTCTGCGGATCTTATACACTTTCACGGTCTCACGACCGGTTGAGGGATGAGTCTCAAGTCTATGAATTTCATAGAACTGAGTCGGCACTCTCGGCAGTCTGGGCTCATCAGCTCCAGACCACGAACAGGAACCTTTAGTTCCGACCCAAGAGCCACCTCCGGCCGCCTGGAAGGCGTCCAATGAGTAGCTACCTATGGTCATGCACACTCCCTTCACAATTGGGAGTCACTCTAAACCGCTTCTTTCGTCTCACGACGAACCAGTCGGGTCCAAAGTCAACAGGGAGAACCTCCCACTCAAACTGGTAATTCAACCAGTCTTCGCAGGAAGACTTCACCTCGCCGCTTGGCTTCTTCCGACTTAAAGTACGCACAATCCATTCACGCCATTTCTGGTTTGAGTCCACTGTGTGTACCCGAAGTAGTTAGAAAGGGAACAGGCTACATAACCTGTTTCGGAGGAGGGGAGCAACCCCTCAATCCGTCTCACTGGTCGATTGCTAATCAGGCCAGACACGCACGCAAGCTAGACGCGCGCACAACTCCTCTACCCCATTACGAATTCCACGTAAGGACCGGCACTAAAGTGCCAGATAAAGAAATTGAAGACACCTGCCCCTGAAAAGGACAAGCAGACAGACCCCTTTCG